AATTAATAACACAAAATGATAATAGTTATGCAGGCGGTACTGATGATACAGAAGTAAAAGCAAATTATGTAACTATAAATCCTACTCCTGCGAGACCAGCTGGATTAACAGGTTTAACAATAGCAGTTCCTGCTTCGGCGAGCTACACGGCTGATACCGCAATTTGTGCAGACACAGATGACAATACCTTGTTGGGTTCTGCACCAACTGGCGGTACTCATGTTAATATACAGATAATAAATAGCATGACGTCAGATGAATTAAATAATTGGGCAAACGAATTTCCGTCAAATGGAACATATTCTGGTACACTGAAAGCACATGTAAATGAATCAAGTAATAATATTGATGGTATGGTAGTGTTTACAGGTGCAAATAAAATCAATAGATGGGATAGTGCCGGAAATATTGATGCTGGGGGTTTGTTAGAAATTACACAAGAACGTGATGCAAATGCTGGTGATCCGACTACATATCCAGATAATTTTTATAAGCAATTTAAAGCAAAAGTTCACATAACTGGACTATCTCCGGGATATAATACAGTCCAATTAAAACATTTCGATCCAATCCATGGATTGCCAACTGTATCTACTCAATCTCAATGGGTATATGATGATGTAACTGCCATTCCCGTTATTGCATCGTTTGGTACAGTAACAGAAGGAACTGGTTCTTATAGATATATGTCTGGTATTAAATTTTATCATACAGGATCGACATTAACAGTTACAGGATTACAAATAAATGATTTAACAGGACAAACATATAACGATACAAACTCTCCGTTAATCATGGCTCAAACTGATTTCATTTACCCAACTGGCTATACTTATACTCAGTTAGGAGTAGGTGCAATTCCTTCTAAAAATTTATCTCCTACTGTATCTGCCTTAACAGTACCTATTGTTGATGTTGGGGGCGCTGGTCACGCCGCCGTCGACGGAAAACTAAAAGCACTTGCCTTTAATGTAAATGGTTGGAGTGCTACTCTAGTAGATACAACAAACATAATGTATTGGTTATCAACATCAATTGAATTTGATGAAACATCTTTTATTAATAATATGGAAGCTGGAGCAGTATCTGGATCAGATACTGATTGTAAAAGAATAGATTTTATCTGGACTGGAACTGATTATGCATATCCCAAATATTTTACAGGAGCTTATTATACTGGAAGTGATATCTATACTAATAATCAATGGGATAAAACCACTGCAGACCTGGAGTATACAAAAGAAGCGGCTTGTTATTTAGATAAAATACGATGGGATAGAACAGATTTTTCGACAGGATATTTACCTGTAGGACCTGATTTAAGTACAGGCAGATCGACAACCGATCCACAATTCTTTACTTTTGCATTTAAGCGAAATAGTATAACAAATTTCTCTATCAAATTAACAGGAAAAGTATCGTCTTTATGGGTTGCAATGCCTGGGGCTTGGAAAAACTTCTCTGGTAATCCTGTCTATTTGGATGAAACAAGTGGTTCTAATGGATGGTTTGATGCATTAACAAATGGAGCAGGCGTACCATTTCCCGGAGTAAATACTAGCGGGGGAATAGACGGTAATGGTAGTGATACTTGTAGAGCAACCAATTTTACCAGCAACATTGTTGCTGGTACTGCTGGCACAGATATAGGAACTAATGTAACATTTTATCAATTTAATACACAAATAGGTAATTGGACAATATTAGTTAGAGTAGGATTAGCAGATAGTAGTCATTATGTTGATACAATATCAATAAAAGATTCACAGGATTATTCGTAGGAAAGTATAAATTATGCCAGATTTTAATTTAAATGATGTTATAACTGATAGGATAGATAAGAAAGTTAACTATGGTATGGCAAGGACTGACTATAGTCCTCCTGTTGCACCTACTAGTGAATCTCGATTAAGTCTTATTCCTAATCCAACTCATAATTTATGGATTAATAGCGATAATATTCCCGGAACTGCGCCAACAACAAATACAGCCGATGTCGGTGTATACAAATATAAATCTGGTGAAACTCTTGGATCAGGTGTTGGTGATATTCACGGTGTTATAGAAATGACACGCGACACCGGTGTACCTAACCAACGTACATGGTTAGCATGTTCTACTGTTGATAATGATGGAACAATACTTAAAGATTGGATTAGATTTACATATGGTGGACAATATTCTGTTCGATTTGGTTTTGCATATGCTGGGTACGGAAATGGTAATATCGACATATCAAGCAAATCTGAATGGGTTGAATTATATCCAGATGCTGGAGGAAAAGAATGGTATTTTGACTACGAAGGTGGTGTCTGGACCATGTTTGGTACACCAGGAACAGGCCAAGGATCACCAGTACCAGATAGTAAACTTACAGAAGGCGGCGCAGGAAATTATACATGGTCTGTGTATATGATGAGAGGTTACAGATATATTGGTACTACTGGATTAAAAAATTATGCAAGTGGAGGTAGTTCTGCCCTTGAAATTTTAGATGAATCAACTGTTTTATCTACAGGAGCAACTAAACTTACATTTACAGGATCAGGAGTAATTGCCACAGTACCGGATCCTGTTGTTCCTAATGAAATTTTAGTAACAATACCCGGTGGGGGTGGCAGCGGCGGCGGTATTAGCATCGGATTAGCAATAGCATTAGGATAACATATGGCTGAAACATTTAAATTAAAAACAATAGCAAATGTCGACAATATAGCAGCAGATCTTCTCTATACAACCCCTGCGACTACACAAACCATAATATTGGGGTTGGCAATTGCTAATACAAGTACCAATGGTGTAAAAGTAACCGTAACTTTAGAAAGTAGTACAGGTACAAACGCAAATATAACATTATTACATGAAATATCTGTACCGCAGAATGCAACATTAGAAGTATTGTCAGGACAAAAAATGGCATTGCAGGATGGCGATGTTTTAAAAATAATAGCAAATACAATCAATGCAATTGATGTTGCATTAAGTGTTTTGGAGATAAGTTAATGTATATTGGATCATCGGCAAGAACGGTTAATCCGTCAGAAATTATAGATCAGAAAGAATACACAGTAAGTGATAGTAGCGATATTATTGTTAATACTATAGATTATTATAGATTTTATTGTAATTATACACCGGGTAATGTTTCTTTATTTGTTCAAGGTATATTAGTTGCATCATCAGCATATGTTGCAGATAACGGTACTGATGTTAGAATAGAAAAAGCAACTGTAACATTAGCTAGTACAGCCGAAATACAGATAATAGGTTATAATGTACCAACAAGTCAAATGTTAGAAAGATCAGATGTTAGTATAACAGGTGGCAATATTACCGGTGTTGAACACGTTGGTTCAAACTTTTTTATGAATAAGAATTCTTTTGCTGCTGACATAACAATACCTGAGAATACAAATGCATTTTTTTGCGGCCCGGTAGATTTTACAGGTACTATAAATGTTAATGGGGTGTTAAACATATTATGAGTAAAGTTCCATCACTAATGTCTAAATTGCGAGAAATTGACGTTATATTTAAAGCCGACCCGTACATTATTACCAAACTATTGTATCCTGCAATTGAGGGGAAAGATATTAATGGTAATGTAATGGATGTTTATACATATGGTGATGTTCATACTGCTACAGGTTTAAAATATTACTACACTGATATAAAAGGAAGTAAACCCATTAAAGATCCCCGCATAGGAGCACACTTTGGGAGCCAGAGGTATAAGTTTAAGACCTTACAATCTCTGGAACAAGAGACTGCAACTCATAATAAAAATGTTTATTCGGTTGATGGTAGAGAATATATAAGAGCAGTTGCTGATGAGGACGATAGGGTTGTTATAGAAAACAATAACAACGGAAACTATATCAGTTTTCAAGAAGGAAGTAATGGTTATTGGTATTTAGAAATTGTTGGTTATTTTTCAGATTTAAACTTACTTGCACTAACCGAATATAGTGTAAATAGAAATTTTATTTATAAAATAGATGGAGGTTCGAATTCGTCAGTGCAGACAACGTTTGGCAGTCTAACAAATGATCAATATAATGAACTAACTTCTTCTAGGTATGTAGATAGAGATAGTGTTGCTACTATAGTTACTGGCCAAACATTGGGTATTCATACTTTTACAATGAGGTCTAATGCTGCAACTGATGGGATCAATATATACGGTTGTGAATTAATAGTCCAAGACATAACTTCATCTGCAACTAGATCCCAAATACAAATTCCTACACAAGATGTTGTTACTTATGGTAACAAAGTAGAGGTAAGAGGTTCGACACAACATTATGATCCTTTCAATGGGTTTGTTCCTGCAGATTCTTGGTCTGCTATTACTGATTTAGATACTACTACTTCATTGGGTTTGGAGAAGTGGAAATTTACATCTAATAGCAACTACTATAGACCTTTTAATGGTGGACGTATTGTTAAATGGGTAGACAGCAATGGTGCAATTAAGACCTCTGTTACTATGATGCCACCAAATGCAAAGAGTGTTGCAAATTTAGATTCATTAACTGATGGAGAAAAAATCCAGCCCAATGATCCCAACCAAAGTTTCTATCCCAAGTTTGAAACTCATACGACATCAGTCAATGACGATTTATTATCTGAAGCTGCCAAGACATTTCATTGGAGAGAGTTTGGAAATGGTTCAGCAAATGCTGGAGCAGGTTCTGCTAATTGGCCAGATGCAAGTATGCTTGATACTACTACTGCTGCTATTGCCTATGTGATGGATGATGGACTTACTTCATTTGTTGTAGCAAATGGTATATCAAAAGGCAACTCAGATTATAGTCCGTCAAATCCAGACGCATCAAATGGTTATTATCTTTATATTACATTTATAGGTACCGGGTTGTCTATAACATCAACTGTAAACCCTGTAGGAGGCCTTAAAAAAACGATTGTACAAAACCTTCCTTATGGTACTCATGTTTATAAACATTGGTATATGTTAGACAATCATTCAGAGGGAATGATAGATGGAATTGTATTGGGAGATACAATGAGTGATGCCGACGGGTGTATTAATAAAATAACCTTCCACCAACCCAAAATGCCTCCGATTCCGGAAAAGGCAGTGATCATTGCAGATTATATGCTGATGGCAGATTTTGTTCCTCAAGCAAATCAATCAGGGACACAATATATAAGTAAAGGTGTCCGGAGACAAAATATTTCAAGGGATGTGTTTGTTACGCACGAAAACCTCGCCCATATTTATTTCCAACACGTCAACGACGAACCTGCTGGATTTAAGGTAGTTATTACTGGAGATACCCCGCCGCCGTTGTCTACCTATCGAATACCTTCTTTTGGAACTAATTATGTGCATATTGGTTTAGGAGTAAAATTATTTATTGATACAACTGATAACGATTCTAATGCTACAACGGGTGTTAATTATTCTCATTTAACAAGTGATATTACACTTGGAAGTTATAAATTTGGAGCAAATCCCCTACCTGCTAACACAGCCCCAACCTCAGCATTTGATATAGCAACACCAATCCACACATCATTACACTACAAGACATTTGAAACACAATTCCTATATGAATTAGTTGGTGGTGATCGGAACATGGAACAGAATAATTTAGTGGTTACTGCTGACGGCAAAACATGGGATGAGGTTACAAGGGATACGAGTTATATTGGAAACAATTCTTTAAGATGTGGTCTAACTGAATCAACTTCTATCGAAAACAGTACGTTGATATGGGATGAGTGGAGGGGTAAATTTTCAATCCTGGGGGGGATAAGCCCAAACAATGTAATAGCTTTTAATAAAGATTTTGCTATTGCAAATGATAGATTTATTTGTTTAAGAAATGGTTTGTATGATATTAAAGTTATTACATATAGCAAATCCAGCGGCAAGCGACACGCTACAATAAATTTAAATGACAATATTATATGTGCTGCTACGTCAGCCTCTTATCAAGGCTATGAGCAAATACTTACTTCTTATATACAATTATATGTAAGAAATGGAGATAATATAAGAATTGGAGGAGCCATAGGTTATGCTATGAACTATCAAGTTACGGCATACGGTTACAACACCAGTTTTGTAACTATAACTAGAGTATAGGTAATTAATATGTATATATCACACAAATCAAATATACTTCATCAAGTCCATGAAACAGAATGGCAATGTAGGAGATTATCAAAAGGACTTACGAAGCCTGAGTACTGGGCTTGGTTGGATTCTATAACTTCTGGTGATCCACCTGTAACTGATTATAGTGGAGAAACAGGATATACTATTGTCAAATGTATTGATGAAAATGTTCAGGCAAGACTTAAACAACTTAATGATTATATAAGTAGCGGTTTCAATATTAAATGGTCTGACACTAAAGTTTCGGCAGTTTTAGGACAGGATAGTAATGGTAATAATATTACCATTGAGACTCATTTCATAGGTGATGATATTGCAAAAGATGCTAGTTTATTAGCAAAAATGTGGGTAAGTGTTAGAGATAACCGTAATCGTTTATTAGCAGAAACAGATTGGATAGTAACACAAGCATTAGAAAAAGAAGAATCTATTTCAGTTCCGTGGAAAACTTATAGAGAATCTTTGAGAAATGTTCCGGAAATAAATAATAATGTAATATTTGAACAAAATATTATATGGCCAGAAAAACCAGAATAAAGGTAAACAAATGCCAGAAATACAACTAGGGGGTCAGCCCCTTATTTCACAAACAGGCACCGGTCCACCCCAATTGGAATCTGCAGTTGCGCTCCCAGCCGAAGCAGCATTACCATCTATTGTACTTACCCCGACTGATACTGCACCAACTGCAACAGAAGGGGCAATATATTATGACTCTACTTCTAATGTCATAAAGGTTCATGATGGGACAAGTTGGGACAATATTATACCAGGCACGTCTTCGACCAACTGGAATACAGCATATGGTTGGGGTGACCACTCAACAGCAGGATATTTAACTTCAGAGACAGATCCTGTTTTTTCTGCTCATGATGCATCAAATGTAACTTCAAGTAAAATAACAAATTGGGATACCGCCCACGGTTGGGGTGATCATTCTTTAGCAGGATATTTAACTTCAGAGACAGATCCTGTTTTTTCTGCTCATGATGCATCAAATGTAACTTCAAGTAAAATAACAAATTGGGATACCGCCCACGGTTGGGGTGACCACTCAACAGCAGGATATGGTAGCCCCGGCGGTGCAGGAATACCTGCAGGAATGATTGGTCCGTTTGCGATGGGAAATGCACCTGGAGGTTGGTTGATTTGTGATGGAAGCCGGGTCAGTACAACAACGTATGCAGCATTGGTGACTGCAATATATGTAGGTGATGGGTCAAACGCATCCACAAGCATTGAGTGGGGGCAAAAGTGGGATGCCGCAACTGGCGGCAGCAGAAGCACGTCTGGGACTTACTTGTCATTGCCGGATTTGCGTGGAGCATTCTTGCGAGGGACAGGTACGTCATTAGTAGATGCAAATTATGTTGGTCCTGCTGTTGGCAGTTCGCAAAGTGATCAAATTACATTACATGAACACACATTTTGGAACTTTTCGGGAGGATTGGGCGGCGGACAACCCAGCACAGTCGGAGGAGGAACATCACCTAGCGCCTCTGCCTGGCCAACAACACATGGCGGGCAAACCGGAAATACTGGGGGTGAAGTTAGAGTATATAACTATGGTATTCAATTTTGTATAAAATATTAATGAAATTAAAATGAAAAACACTGAGACTAATACGAAAACAGTTTGGAATACATCTAATGCTTCACCTACTATTGCACATAAATCCCCTTTAGAGCCGGGAGTTTATCTTATGCCAGCAGGTTCAATTGATGTTGAGCCCTTGCCATTTGATTCAGCAACGCAAGGTTGTTCGTGGATTGATGATAAATGGATAGTTGTGGATATTCCGGTTTTAGAACCAGAACCAGAACCAGATCCAATTCCGGCAATAGAGCAACTTAGATTTGAAAGAAACATTTGGTTATCTAATACTGATTGGTGGATGTATGCAGATACTCCTGACCCATCACAAGCACAATTAGATTATCGCAAAGCACTCCGTGACCTACCAGCAACGGTAACACCAGGTTTAGATGAGGAAGGAAATCTAACCGGAGTAACATGGCCAGAAAAACCAAAGGTATAAAAAAACTAAATAAAAAAATATATTAATGATATAAAATAGATAGGATTATAAATGAGCGGAAAAATACAATTAAATAAGATTACATTAGCAGTAGAAGAATCAGGAAAGATTTATGTAGATAGTGATGTTGTAATACCTGCAGAAAGTATTATTGGAGAACTATCAGCAGCAGTTACAGGTACTTCTAATTTAACTACTAAAGGCGATTTAGGAACATATTCCACTGAACCAATTAGATTACCAGTTGGCGCCGATGATTATGTACTTACTGCTGATTCGACAAATTTGCACGGAATGGCTTGGAAGGCGGCTACCGGCGGCAGCGGCGGCAGCGGCAGCGGCGGCGGCTCTCTACCAATAGGAATGATAGCACCTTTTGCATTCTCCACGGTAGAATCTGGTTGGTTGCTTTGTGATGGAGCTGAATTACCATACGAAGACGCCTCCGGGAATCCGACTATGTTCACTCCTTTGTATTTAAAGATAGGCACAGCCTGGAATGTCGGCTACGAATCATCCGGTAATTATTCGATTCCCGATTTAACAGGAGCATTTATACGAGGTTTCGGAACACATAGTTTGGATGTGTTCCCATATTCGAGTTGGGAAGGGCCAGCCAACATTGGCGACCGACAAGACGCCTCCAATCAATACCATACCCACACTCTTGATATTGACGACCATAATGTACAGCACACACATCAATATCAGGTAGGTGGAAACGGCTCAGGAACGTATGACTCCAGCGGTTACGGTTATCCAACTAACACAAACTATACTACTAACACTGGTAATATGAGTGCAAACTCGATACTCACCCATTCCGGCGGCACCGGATATGAAGGAGGCAGTGGTAGACCGATGAACTATGGTGTTCAATATATGATTAAATATTAGTATAGCATTATAGTCAATAAGATTTAAAATTTTTTAATTTTAATTAGATCGAAGTATAATCTTGCTAGAATAAATAAAAATAAATAAGAATAAAAATATAGCAGGTTAATTAAACACCATGGAAACAAATTTTTATATTACTTTTACTGGAAAGATTATGACATTAAATAGTAATGTTGCAATACTAGCAGTGGGTATTGGAACTTTATGCCGGCAACAACCGCTAAATCGAAATAATAAATTATGAGTACACTATATGTAGATAAAATTATTACTACTACAACAACTGCTGGGAGTACACCAACATTATCAAGTAATACAGGAATTGATATTACTGCAACTGTTGGTAGTATTACTGCAACAACAATAACAGGCGGATTAGTTTTACCTCGGTTAACTACTGCCCAGATAGACCTTATTACTAATATTGACGGAATGGTTGTTTATAATACGTCTACTAATAAATTTCAAGGTAGAGCGAATGGTGCATGGGTTGATCTACATTAATAGAATATAACAATAGTATTATATTAATATGTTTTATGCTACTTGACGATTCTAGACAATTTATTAAAGTTAACAGGATAAAATTTAACAACTTTAATAGATTACTTAGCTAATTTACAATAGAAAACAGGTTAATAAGTAAGATTGCAGACACAAATATAGTTAGCAAATTTGCCGATTACATAAGGGATACAAAATGAATGCCAATTACCAGAAGAACCTAGACGAGAAGGCAGCATATTTGGCGAAGCCATTACCACCGGAACCGAAGGCTGTTAGGCTTGTGGCAGACGAATTACCTAGTGTGAGATTTAAAAGTTCTTGGCGTAAAGAAACAGGCATTACTTTAAGGCCTAAATTGGGTTCGATCCCTGATGATGCTACCGAAGTTACACCTCCGATAATTAACCCAGAAAAGGAATCCTGTAGGTTCGTTAACGAGAAGTGGGAGATTATTAGTTTGACATCAATAGTGAAGTTGAGACGTGAGCGTAACATCAGATTAAAAGAAACAGACCATTGGGCCCTTTCGGATCGTACAATGTCGGATGCACAGAAAAAATATCGTCAAGAGTTAAGAGATTTCCCCGCACAATTTGTTGAGTCCCCACCACAATTAGATGAATTTGGAGATTTAACGGAAATAGATTGGCCCTCTATATAGGAATTTACATAAACATGAGATATATAGGAAGATATAAAAATAATGTTGATTATAAAGATATAGTCTACAATTATTCCGATCTATCTAATGCTAAACATTTAAAACATATTTATATGTTTGTTTTTGAAACAGATGATGATTTGTTTATTACAGAACTTATAAATGATTCTCGTATATTACATGTTGAAAAAGATGCAATAACATCTCATATAAGTAATGTGTTGCCAATCAGTGTAATTAATCAATCACCATCTCCCCCACAGAAATTTACACGCACTATTACACATAAAGGAAGCACAGTTGACGATACATTAATTACTGGGTATGGAAATCAGCACTATTGGCCTTTAAATCATTTAATGAAAAAAGATTTCACTCTTGCCTCCAATGCAACATATAATAGTTATTCTTATTCAAAAACAGGATCAAATGTTGATGCATATATTATTGATACGGGTGTGTCTTCGAAACATCCATTTTTATTCGATAGTGCAGGCAATACTCGCGTTCATGGTTTACCAGGTTTTGGGTTTCAAGAAGTAACTGGCGTTACCTTGACTGAACCTGGTTCCGGGTATTATGATCCTCCTTTAGTTTTCTTCATAGGCGGCGGTGGCACTGGAGCCGTTGCCACAACTACAATTAGTCCATACGCATATGATAATAATTACGCTCCGATTCCTAGATATGTAACATCTATTACGCTTATAAGTGGCGGTAGTGGTTATACTTCTACACCAACTGTTGAGATATTTGGTGGTGGAATGGATATCCCGTCTGGAGCCTGGCCAGCAGAAGCAAGTTGCGGCATTAATGGTGAAGATGACGATGGACATGGAACTAATTGTGCTCAATGTATAGGCGGCGACGGCCATAATGGTTTATATAGCAGCGGCAACGGCGGTGGTGGCCCAGGTGTTGCTAAAGAATGTAAGTTCTATGCTGTTAAGGTTTTCGATAATAGCGGTCAAGGCGCCAGTAGTGTTACCCTTGCTGGTATTAATGCTGTTATAGCACACAATGATAGTACTGATGTAAACTATAAAGGTAACACAAGACCGAGTTTAATTAATTATAGTATCAACAACGTATATCCGGTATACAACGTTGGCCCCGACGCCTATAATTTTCAGAATCAACTCGAATACGATTTATTCTTTGATGACGAAACTGGCTCGTGGACAAGCACTTTGACTGCAGATGCGTTAAAAACAGCAACAACACCGTCTTCAGTAACAGTCCAGCCAATTCATGTTATACACTCAACAGGCAACGGGTATGTAGTCAAAGAAGGCAGTGGTTATTCTTGGCAATGGTACGGCCGAATGGGACCAATGCAAGCTCGGACAAATATGGGAATGATTGCACGAACACAAGTAGAAAGTGGTAACACAGATCCAGGACAAGGAAATACAATTTGTGTCGGCGCAACAGAACAATTTAATAGAGGAAATGATAACCTAATGAAGCCAGCCAATTTCAGTAATTATGGTTCATCATCGCTGTCTATATGGGCACCAGGTAAAGACGTGATTGTAGCAAACTGGGAATGGACATTAAACAATACGGTCGGAGATGTGGTTGCTATATCCGGAACAAGTTTTTCTACTCCATACGTAGCAGGCTTGGTAGCATTACGCCTTGAGGATAAACCAACCGAACTCCCAGCAGATACAAAAGAATGGTTACTCAATACCTCTACTGGCGGATCTACTTTAGATAGTATTAGTACATTACTAGATCCGGTATCTTTATCTACTAATCCTATTTCTGCTTCCGGACACCGTATTCATGTTAATTGGCCTGGGCATAATTTAGTAGAAGGTGATATATTACAGGTTAGCAATTCGACTGGTCTTAACCTAAGCGCCGTATGGCAGCAGCAAATCCCCGCAGATAAGATAAACGGTTGGCATTACATATTCCGAACAGATGATAATAATATTAGATGGATTCAGAGTATCCCAGTCTCCTCATGTCCGGCTGGAGGCGGCTCTTCAGTACAGGTGGCTAAAGTTACAGATACGTTTGAAGAAACTGATGGTATGTATCAGTCAGAGGTCTATAAAGGCCAAAATCCCTATTCTGCCACCTTAACAAGGTTTCATGCAGGCGGTAGTGATGTGTGGAATTATTTTCCAGTAGATTATTCAGATAATAAGTTTTTTTATAGTCCATATCAAGAATATACTGTAGTGTGGGCAGTCGCCGCTGGAAGTTTAGGTACATTTTCCTTGGGAGATTCTATAAACGTTGTTCTAAGTGCTCAAATGATATCTGATACAACCGAAACACCTATGGCTGTTACGTATAGTATTGATTCACTACCAATTGGTACAAATTATGATATAATCACTAGCACATTAACAGGTATATTGGGTTTTAATGGAATATTTAATTTTACTATTACAGCAGATAATGGATACTTTGAAGAAACAAGATCGTATAATTATTCAATCGTTGAACCAGTTTATTCGTCAATGTCGGATGGAATAACACTTTCCGATGGAATATGGCAAGTAAATTAAACAAAGTGAAAATTAAATTGCAATTGAGGTTAAATGTTTGGAATTCATAAGTATATCAAAGTCATTCTAAAACCTACATTTGTGAATATAAAAAAGCCTAAATAGTTTTAATTAGATTTAGAGAAATATAAAGAAAAATCCGAATAAATAGTTTATTATACTAATATTATTTAATATATTACGGAAATTAAAATGTCATTTATAGGAAATCAATCAACAGTAGAAACAATAATAGATAAAAAAACATATACAGGTGATGGCATTAGTACTGTATATGGAATACGTTATTA